CCCAAAGCCAATCCCCGGAGGGTTAGGAAGGAGGTCTATCGTAGGCCTCGACAGCCGACATTGGTAATGTCGGTGTAGATGCACTACTTAGTGCCATCCCCGAAACCCGACCAAGGAAAAGCTTTGGTGCACCCTGCCGGAGTCGAGTTCACCTTGGTGAGCCTTTACTCACTCAAGGGTTAATCCATTGAGGGTAGCGGTCTCTCCCTTGCGAGGGGAGAGACTGCTCCTTCTTCTGGTGACATCTTTGAGTAGCGGGCAGAAGTGCACACAGGCAAGTCTGTGTCAAACCTGGGGGGTGGTCTACCCCGACAAGTCAAAACAGACTGTGCGTTGCGTGACTCGTGCCTCCGACCTATTCGCAGCGGTCATCGGAAGGAGGGCTAGTCCCCCAGACCTTCCGAGAGGGCGAGCACTGCAGCGTACGAAACTCTTTACTTTAAAGACTTTCAACACTAAAATGCTGCGAATAATAGAGGTGCTATCCTCTAAAATCCTAGCACTTTATATGCCGAATGCCTTTAAAGTGTGGGAGTCGGAAGTGGGTCTCTTCTGAAAAGAGATACGCCGCTTGGTCGATACCAGAGGTATCCGCTTCACGGTTGCGTATGTGAAAACATCACGTAACGCAGTGATGCGGGTTATCTCTGGTCGGCCTCTGGAGAAATGCGACGGTGTTGAGCTTATTGCCGGTTGGCCGAAATGGCTGGCCGGTTTTGAGCTCACCAAGTATAGTACTCAGGGAATCCGCCTTCTCTTAACCCTTTTAACGGGGTTGAGGGGGGTGGTTCTTTCCCCGATACTAGACTTGGAACCAATCACCTCGCCGTGGGGTGGTAGCGACCCGATTACGGATCGGGAACTACGCCACGCGGCTCGGAGATTGGGGATCCGTCGCCTTCCTGCAGAGTTCCGACGGTTCCATATGTCTACGAAAAGAGGACCAATAGGTCAGGCTCTTTTAACTTCAGTGACAGAGCTCACACTCTTACCCGCAGAACTACTCAGCGATATAAAGCTGGTAGGCGGGGAGAGCCTGAGCAAAATCATTGAAGCTCTTAAAGAGCCGCGCCTAGGTGGTTTCTCCCTAGTAGATATATGGTCCCGGATCTTCCCAGCAAAACGATCTCTGATTAGGAAGATTTCCTACTTCAGCGACAAAGAAGGTAAGACGCGAGTGATCGCGATCCTTGACTATTGGTCTCAGACCGCTCTTCGTCCTCTACATGATGCCCTTAACGGGGTATTACGTAAGATTCGGAGCGACTGTACCTTTAATCAGAATCACTTTCGCTCGTGCCTTCCCTCCTTTGGCCCGTACTTCAGCATCGATCTCTCCAATGCCACGGACCGTATGCCCTTAGCCTTACAGCTAAGGGTAATTGGCCTGGTGATTGGGGAAGACCGTGCTGCTGCATGGGCTCGTCTCTTGGTTGGCCACGAATTTGCGGTCCAGGGGTCGCCCGTTCCCGTGAAATACGGTTGCGGACAACCCATGGGCGCATATTCGTCATGGTGCGCAATGGCGCTGACGCATCATGTCTTAGTTCAGGTCGCTGCCTTAAGAGCGGGTAAACCGCACTTTTGAGCATACGCCTTGCTAGGAGATGATCTCGTCATCGCCAATGCAGCCGTTGCAACGGAATACCGAGCTCTGCTACAGACTCTCGACATGCCCGTCTCTGAAGCGAAAACGCATGTGTCGGATGACACATACGAGTTTGCCAAGAGATGGATTCATGCCGGTGAGGAGGTAACAGGGTTCGCGGTTTCCGGTCTGAAGAATGTATGGAAGAGATATTCTCTCCTCCAGAACTTCCTCCAGACGCAACAGCACCATGGATGGAGCCTCGAGACCAGCAGGCACCCGGACCTGGTCCGAGCCATATACGCTATATACGGACGGCCGCAGCAAAGCGACCGCGCGATAAAGCTGTATATGGTGTTTCACTCGCTGGCGAAAGCCAAGATGGTGAAGGATTACTCAGAGGTGATGAAAGTCATCTCCGAGTGATTCCCTGGCCACCTAGACCTCTCGCAATATCCGTGGCATACGTGCCCGGATACTCTTCAACGATTCGCAAAAGCGGTCGTTGTTGAGGCGAAGGGTCGGCTTGTGAAACGGGACCTTGAGAAGTTCCAAGTAGATGCCTTCGTTGTTTCTAATAGACTCAACGAAGACTTTACGAGGTTCTTCCCAGGCTTGTCTGGTCAAGAATACCGAGCTTCACTGAGGGAGTACCACCCAATGGTAATGGTACTGAACTACCTGATAGATGGGGCGATGCCGTTAATATGCACCGCCCTTGATCCTCAGGCAGACTTGACCGAATTCTATTTAGAATCCGGCCTAAGTAAGTACCATGTATCAAAGGGGGTATTCTCAATGCGAGCCTCGCACTCCATTAACCTAGCTCAGAGCATGGTCGTCAAGTCATTGCTGGACGTGCTGAAATCGGAAGATTTCAGTATTCCAGGCATATGACGCGACTCCCATACACCTAAGACTTCGGCTACGTAAAGTAGCGGGCTCGGGAAATAACGTAGATATTTCCACCTCCTAGATTATTAACATCTAGTAAGGAGAAATATTAACGTTATCCTCATAAGAGACACCGTGTGATGGTCCGAGGGAATGGCTTCTATCGAAGGAGCCGACAACGATACCCGAAAGGGTACGTGGAGACCGCCTTCTTAGGCGCATCCCCCAAAGGAACAACCACATAGTGTTATCTACCTACCTCCCTTTCGCGGGGGGGGTGGTTAGAAACCTCTTATGAGGGGGCTACCGAGCT